TTATACTTTCGGAGCAGCAAATGTCCTTTTGATTCAATACCTCAATAACAAAGAATGACTGCATTTGTAACACCCAAAAGCAAGAAAGCACACAATCGTTTCTGTAACTTAATGAACCGCAATAATGAATGTATTGTGGAGCAACATTGTGGAGACAAAGTGTTTCTAACCTCTGCGAATGGTAAGAATCACTTTTGGGTCAATCTTACCGCAGATGTTGATTGGAACATCAATTTGTGACAGTAACATGGATCCTCTAAAGTGTCCCAATAGTATGAACACTTACACTTCCCCTCTCACCTCTAAAGTCTACCAAATCGTTGAGACTTCACATACACGAAATGCATGGGATTCTGAAGGCAATCTGACACCTTATGTGCAATCTGTCTTTGACATCTATCATGAAGGCAAGAAAGTGCAATTTGCATTAACTGCTGAAGGTGTTGCTGATAGTGTAAAACATCTTGAGAATCCTGGTCCTGATGTATCCTCTCGCTTTGATTGATGACAAAAGTTCTCACTTTCAAGTCACCTGATAAGATGAAAGTTTTTACCCTAATCTTCATCGTAGCATTAGTTTTTTCACCATCAGTTCGTAACATCACCTCGAACACATTACACACTGTTGCTAATCTTATCTCAACCAATGATTGAAACAAACTATCACGCAATTCCCGCAAATCTGTTCCCTGAAATTAAATCCGAAGCAGATGAGCTAGGTGTGTCGATTGATTACTTTCTGATGGAGTTTTGCTCAATCAGTGATGAAGTAGCAGAGCAACTCTAACTTGGATCCTCTAAAGTGTCCCAATAGTATGAGCACTTCCCAAACGTCCCAAATGTCTAAAGTCTACGCTGTAATCGGTGGTTATGATTATGAAGGTGAGAACTTCAAATCTCTCCGCTTGTTTGATTGCTTCTCTTCTGCCACTGCTTATCAAAAGCACCTAGAAGAAGTTGAGGGTTTTGATTATGCCATCCTGGATACCCGTGAGGTTAATGTAGAATCTGCAATCGCTGCTTGATTGCAACTTGGATCCTCTAAACTGTCCCAATAGTATAACCACTGAACTTCCAACCATGAGAAAGATTGAACTCCAAATGAATAAGGCAATTTGTGATTGCAAAGACTGGAAATCTGAGAACACTGAAGTAACCTATTCGCCCGAACGTGATGCCAATTATGTTTATCTTCATGGCAATCATATCGCAACGATTGGTGATACCTTCCTTGAACTTTACACCTGTGGGTATAAAACTTCCACTACCAAATCACGTCTCAATTCTATTCTGAAAGTTCACGGAAATGACGCTCGAATCTTTCAACGTGATTTTGAATGGTTTGTGATTGATAACGGCAACACAATTCCTTTCACTGAAGGAATGGTTCTTAACTGAATTATGATAGAAACAACTGCTGCAATTCTAATCGTTTCTCAAGTCTTTCTTTCTTACTTTCTCAACAACAAATGACAATGACTGTTTCTCAACTTTCCAAAGACATCTATCGCAATCTTTTCACTGAAGAGCAGTGGGAATTGATCTACAACTTCGTCGGAAATGCTCTGGACGATGATGATTTCAATGCCGAAGATGTTTATGCAATTCGTAGCAAGATTTCCCTGTTGTTTGATGAACCTGTAGTGAATCACCAGACCACACCTTGCGACTGAATCTATCATCATTGTTTAATACTCACTGAGGAACGGGTTTGCCTCACCTTTTCAGTAAAGTTACCCAGGTTGAGTGTAGATAATTCGCTTAAGGGTTAAGTGGGTAGTGTAAGCGAGAGGGGACTGGTTATCCCCTCTTTTTTTATGCTTTTATGCCAAAATCAAGCAAAAAAGTATTAAAAAACGATTAAAAATGTATTAAAAAATATAGCTGAGTTTTCAACAATGTTGTGGAAAAGTATGTTTAATCTGTGGAAAAGTGTGCTGATAAATGTGTCAGAGTCTTGTGATTTAGACTCTTATAAATGTGTCAGAGTCTTGTGATTTAGACTCTTATAAATGTGTCAGAGTCTTGTGATCTTTGCCTGCAAGCTATCACAACCCCGCACAAATGTCAAGTACCCCCGCGTTCTCAAAACCCCACACATCCCTCACAAAAGTACACCGACCCCGATAAATACTCCCCAGGGACTTGACAGAAATTCCCCAGCATCTTACAATACTTTCAGTAACACCAACGGAGAGAGCTATGTCAGTTGCTTATCAACAAGCACAGAAGCAGCGTTATAGAGTCACTCTGGAGCTTGATGTATTCAGTGACTTCGACCCGCATCAGATTGACTGGGAAAAGTTATTCAAACTGGAACCCGCAGAAAAGTGTGAATCATACGTTGAGGATTTGAGTACACCTGACCGTTGGTGAGTAACTGTTACTTGGATCCTCTAAAGTGTCCCTATAGTGTAAGCACAACGACGACACAGTGAGTATCACCTATCAGTCCAATGCTCTCGACATTTCCTACAATGGGTGGGAGAATTATGAGACCTGGAATGTTGCACTCTGGATCAACAATGATGAGAGTTTGTATAACCTTGCCCGTAAGTGTGGTGGTTATCGAACCTTCTGTGATTGCGTCGGTTCAAATGCACAAACTCCTGATGGGGTTCGCTATAATGACCCCAAGGTAAATGTCATCCAAATTGATAGTGATGTGTTCGACCTCTAAGTAACACTCACTGACCACACTTTCATTATCAACAATCATGCGTTACATTCCTCAGTCTCAGTATACCTTTGATGAAATCTGTCAGCAATGCTCAGATGCTATCAATCGTCCCACTCAGTATCACAAACCAGTGGTGACGGATGTTTATAGTGAGGTGCGTAAGTTCTATCGCTACAATGATACTGCAAAGTTCTGGAGTTATGATGCACCACTAGTCGCACAGTAAGCATACCTAACTCCTGTCGCATGAGTATAAACTAGGCACCGTTCCAGGAAGTAGCACCACTGCTACAATGAGAGGACTAGGGACACTCTCACTCAACACACAGTTTCTAACAACAAACAACACAACATGTCCAAGTCGATTGCACTTTCTCTGCTGGCTCAAGGTAACACTGGCGCTGAGATTCTGTCCATTCTTGATACACTTGCTGCTGACAATGTTTCGGAGCAAAGTGATAACGAACCCACTCTGAATGAGGTGCAGTTCTAATAGTTAACTGTGCGTCCCTTGCTTGACAGTGGGGGACGCATATGTTATACTCATAAGTATACAACAGTTTATGCGTTAAAGTAGTCGTTGGGCAGTGATTTGCGCGGTTCGTTTATATCGTCGCGGCGGCGTTGCGTATATAAAAATCACTAACTACCCTAACCTACAGAGGTGACAAAACGCGAACGAAATATCACACTCATAAAAAATTTCCGGAGGGTAGGAAAGGTTCTATATACTTTTGGAGAGAAAAAAAAATTCCCCCCAAAAAAGTGTATGGAAAAGATTTATCATATTTACGCAAAGGATAAGTGTTTGATGCATTCCGTAAAGGAAGAAGATTTTGAGATGACTTGGAATACCTTCAACAAACTGGTAGGATTGCTCAAAACAGATTATCAAGCGGATGATTTAAGTTATGAGGAAGTCCTCGTAAATAAGGATACAGTAAGAAACTCATCGTATTGACAAATTCTAAATAGAACGATAAAATTGATCTTGATACATTACAAATCTTATGGCTAAAGGATTTACAGTAAAAACAGTTACACCACAGAAAACTCAGACTGAGACCTGGGATATTGATGCAATCAAACAGAGAATGCGAGGCAAATCAATTGTCTTCTGTCTACCTGGAAGAGGTTGTTCATATATTTTTCTGAAAAACTTTGTACAACTTTGTTTTGACATGGTTCAGAACGGCATGTCAATTCAAATCTCACAGGACTATTCGTCGATGGTGAATTTTGCTCGCTGCAAATGTTTGGGAGCAAATGTTCTTCGTGGGCCAAATCAAGTTCCCTGGGATGGAAAACTTGAGTATGATTATCAACTTTGGATTGATAACGACATTGTTTTTGATACCAGTAAGTTTTGGCAACTCTGTGACCTAGCACTACCTGCTGAGGGCGAAGAGAAGGAAATCACTGCAGGATGGTATGCAACTGAAGATGGTCATACGACATCTGTTGCACATTGGTTAGAGGAAGATGATTTCCGTAAGAATGGTGGAGTGATGAATCACGAAACTGTCGAAACAATGTCAAAGCGGAAGAAGCCTTTCACGGTAGATTACACAGGTTTTGGATGGGTCTTGATTAAAAAGGGTGTTTTTGAGAATCTTGAATATCCGTGGTTTGCACCGAAGATGCAAGTCTTTGAATCTGGCAATGTACAAGACATGTGTGGTGAGGATGTCTCATTCTGTCTTGATGCAAAAGAAAAGGGTTTTGAAATCTGGTGTGACCCTCGTATTCGCGTTGGACATGAAAAAACTCGCATCATCTGATGAACTATAACGTACTTTATAAAGGGCGTAAAATTTATACGAATCTCACTGCAGAAGAATGTAGTGAGGTTCTTCAAGAACTTTCAGAATCTTTCTTCTTAGAAGATAAGATTGACCCATCACTCATCGAATTGGAGGAAATTGAATGGCTAAAGGTGGAATGAATAAGGTTGTGTTCGAACCTGGAGCACCGAAGAAAACTCGTCAAGGGCGTTCTGCTCGTACACTACTGAGTGCTACGTCTCGTAATGGAAAGAAGAAAAGGTATCGCGGACAAGGTAAATAACCTAGATAGAGCAGGAAAACTTCCTGCTCTTTTTTATTGCAATTATGGCATATCTAAATCATAATCTTCCCACGATTACTTGTTATATTCGCAATGAGTTCTTGTATAATCATAAAAAAGGGCATGGAGAGGTAACTTTATGCGATGTACACTCTGTAGCGTCCTTAGAGAAGCATGTGCCCCTCTTTGAAGCGTTTCTAGAGAATGGAGTGAACTGGACTCGTAGACCAATTCATGCCTTTTGTTGGAAACCTGATGCACCAGTACCTGAGTTAGAAGAGTGTATGTGGTGGGATTGTTTTTCACCTTATATTGATGTTCAAGTTCGTTCAAGATTGGCTAACTTACGTGCTGAACTCATCAATTACCGTGGAGAAAAGAATGAAGGTACATACATGTTCACTCTTGATTGGTCATGGGAGTCAAAATCAACTCTGAATACTAATTTTAGTGAGACTCCAGAGCATAAATGTGCTCACTTTTTCAAGATGGATAATGGAAATTTCTATGCATACCCAAATAATAAGATTTTATGGTACGATGATGCGTGGACTAGGAATAGAATTACCAAAAATCCAGGGTATGAAATCGATTTAACCGAATATTCAGTCGAAAATCGTCGAAAAATTGAAACATCAGACGATTTTATGTATGAAATTACCAAAATTCGGGATAGCAACCCCGTAAAAAGTTCTGATTTTAACGAATCAGGAGCACAAAATGACCAAACAAGTCGATAAAGATGAAAATTTCATGAAAAATGAGTGGGGAACTCAGTATTTGTCAAGTGAATATGGTTGGGATTCTAAAGTTCAGTCTAAAAAAATGCTTCGTGAGATTGCGAATGATGACTTAACGCCCAAAAAACACGATTTTTTTCATCAGAACGAAATTCATCAAAAAATACGCAATGATGAGGACTATGATGACTGGAGTTATGGTACGGAACCCATTCCATTGAAAGAATTTTAGTTGAAATTACCCATAAATAAGATAGAATTTATAGTTTTCAATGCCTTTACAGAGGGTTAGCAAGAGTTTTAAAGACATTAGTATGACATTTAAAGCTAATCCTTTGAATGATGACTTGATTGCATTAAAAAATGAGTCTGCAATTGCAAGATCCATTCGAAATATCGTACTTACAGCACCTGGAGAGAAGTTTTTTAATCCAAACTTCGGTTCAGGTGTTTCTCAATTATTATTCGAAAACATCGATGATTTAACAGCATCCGAAATTCAAGATGAAATTGAAACTTCTATTCGTAACTATGAACCTCGTGTCTCTTTAATAGAAGTTTCTGTCAATCCAGACTATGATAATCAAGGTTTTTCAGTTGTAATTGTATATAAAATTATTGGTATTGATGTTTCTCCTCAACAATTAGAATTTGTATTATTGCCAACTAGGTAACCAGATAGATGCCACTACAAAACTTTACTGGTCTTGATTTTGACCAGATAAAACAAACCCTTAAAGACTATTTAAGAGCAAATCCTAATTTTACAGATTATGACTTCGAAGGTTCTAATCTGTCAACAATTCTTGATGTTTTAGCATACAATACATACATCACATCATATAATGCAAATATGGTGTCGAATGAGGTATTCATTGATAGTGCAACCCTAAGAGAGAATGTGGTTGCACTTGCTCGTAATATTGGATATACACCTCGTTCTAAAAAATCATCAAGAACAAATGTTAGTTTTTTCGTAGAGACGGATAATATTTCACCAACACCATCATCTCTTATCTTAAAGAAGGGTCCAGTAGCAGCATCTGGTAATCAATTTGGTGACCAATCCTATGTTTTTTGCATTACTGAAGACATTACAGTCACAATTGTTGATAATCTTGCTGAATTTAATTCAGTTGAAGTCTATGAGGGAACACTTGTTGATAGAAGATTCACATTTTCTGAATTCAATAAGACTCAAAGGTTTATTTTAGAGAATTCTGGAATTGATTTAGATACTCTAAAGGTTACCGTCAAAGAAAATTCAACATCAACAGTTGGTGTTAGATACAAACGCCAAGAAAACCTATTTGATGAATTAAACAGTTCAGTTATCAATGAAAATTCAACTGTATATTTTGTTCAAGAAGTAGAAGATGAGCAATATGAACTTGTTTTTGGAGATGGAGTTTTTGGGAAAGCATTAGAAGATGGAAATGTCATTGAAGTTTCCTATATCGTAACTTCTGGCGATTCCGCAAATGGTATTCGCAATCTTACATTCAGTGGAAAATTAATTTACAACAGAAATTCAATTGAATATTCAGTAACATCTGGAATTTCACTTTTAAATGTTCAGAATTCCTCTACTGGAGGGGAGCAAATTGAAGGTGTAGAGTCAATTCGAAAGTATGCTCCTCAAAAGTATAGAACACAGAACAGAGCATTGACTGCATCGGATTATGAAGTCTTAATACCAAATAAAATTTATCCAGAAGCAGAATCTGTTACTGTATTTGGTGGAGAAGAACTCATTCCTCCACAATATGGAAAAGTTTTTATCACAATCAAACCTAGAACAGGTGATTTTGTCCCTAATTCAATTAAGGAGAATATTAAAAGAGACTTAAAGAAATATGCAGTTGCTGGAATTGTACCAGAAATTCTAGATCTAAAATATTTGTACATTGAAACTAATAGTAAAGTTTACTATAACTCAAATCTAGCTCCAAATACATCATTTGTATCATCTTTAGTTGATGCATCGATTACAAAGTACCGCGAATCAAGTGAGTTAAATAAGTATGGTGCTCGTTTCAAATACAGTAAGTTTTTGAAACTCATTGATCAAAGTCACGAGTCAATAACTTCAAATATTACAACAATTCAAATGAGAAGAGACTTGAGACTTGAAGTTGGTACATTTGCAGAATATGCAATTGATTTTGGTAATGAATTTCACATCTCAGATATGAACGGATACAATATTAAATCAAGTGCTTTCAGAGTTATTGATATCTCCGATGAAGTTTATTTGTTTGACGTTCCAAATCCTGATAGAAAAACGGGAATAATTTCTTTATTCTCATTACCTTCTACTCAAGCATCATCGCCAATTATTCGTAGAAAAAATATTGGAAGAATTGATTATATGAGAGGAAGAATTACACTTAATCCTATCAATATAACATCTGGAAAACTTAAAAATGATCAACAAATTTTAGAAATTTCAGGAATTCCATCATCAAATGATGTTATTGGCCTTCAAGATTTGTATTTACAATTAGATAGGAGTGAAATTGAAGTTATTATTGATGAAATCAGTTCTGGATTGGATCCATCAGGTTCAAATTATAAAGTTAGTTCAAGTTACAACATCGGAAATATCGTAAGATAAAAAAATGACGAAGAAAAGAGTTCAATTCAACAAGGTTGTTACCAATCAATTACCTCTTTACGTACAAGAGGACTTTCCTCTTATTGGTGAATTTTTAAAAAGTTACTATCTGGGTCAAGAGTTTCAAGGTGCTCCTCTTGATTTAATTCAGAATATAGATTCTTATATTAAATTATCTAACTGTGGTAACACGATTGATTCAACGACTCTTTCTTCAGACTTGGAAATTGATTCCACAACTGTACAAGTTGCCAATACAAGTGGATTTCCAGAAAATTATGGTTTGATAAAAATCAATGATGAAATTATTACATATCAATCCAAAACAAGTGTTTCGTTTGTAAACTGCACTAGAGGTTTCAGTGGAATAACTTCGTTTAGAAATTCTGAAAATCCAGAAGATTTAGTTTTTTCAACATCTCTTGCAGATTCTCATACCAATGGTTCAAAGGTAGAAAATCTTAGCGTTTTATTTTTACAGCAGTTTTTAAATAAGATAAAATCGCAAATTCTACCTGGATTCCAAAATAGAGAGTTAACTTCTCCTTTAAATGAGCAGCAATTTATACAACATTCTAAAGATTTTTATTCTACCAGAGGAACAGACGTATCATTTAAGATTCTGTTCAAGGCTCTCTATGGTGAGACTGTTGACATTATTAAGCCAAAAGATTATATAATTTCACCATCAAATGCAAATTTCAGAAAGACAAAAGATTTAATTGTAGAATCAGTTTCTGGAAATCCATTTGATTTGGTCAATAAAACACTATATCAAGATGTTTTTGAAAATATTCCTAAGGCATATGCGCCAGTTTCTAACGTCGAAAGTGTATCTGTAGGTCTATTAACAGACAGATATTATAAAATCAGTGTTGACGGTTCTACTATCAAAAAAGAAGGAACAAATACCGAACTACTTTATGATAATTTTTCATCACATGCCAAAACAAAAGTAATTGGCAACGTTGGAATTGGTCAAACATTTTTAGATGTCGATTCAACAATTGGATTTCCCAATTCGGGAACATTAACATTTGCATATAATGATTCCACCATAGGCATAGTTACATATTCAAGTAGAACATATAATCAATTTTTAGATGTAATTGGTATTGAAAAACCAATTTTAGACAAGACTGAAATAGACCAAAATACTTTTGCATATGCTGCTGGTGCTGGGACTACTGATGGTATAAGAGTAAAAATTAGATCCGTCTTAAATGAATTAAAAATACCAGACAGAACATACGGGCAGAAAAGAGGTTCTAGAATAAAAATTATTTCCTCTGGAAAAGTTGGTAATAATCCTAAACAAAATAATTGGATTTTTAATACATCACAGTCTTATGAGATAGAATCTTTAGTTTTAATTGACCCAGAAAATAATATTTTTAGATTAACAACTAAAGATGAAAATATTTTATTAGCAGGAGATAAATTATCTTTAATATTATTTGATGGAAACTCTATAAGTGGGGAGTTTGATGTAACAGCAGTTTACAACAGTAAAACTCTTACGATTAAAGGACCAAGTATTTCAAGTCCAGATAAAGTTCAAAAAGTAAGAAGAATAATCACAAAAGTAAACTCATCTTTCTATCCGTACCTGAATAAGTACTCGTCCAGTGTACAAAACACTTATATAGATGAAGATAGAGTTTTAGTTGCTTCTTCTTCTTTACCATCATTTTCAAATTTAAGAATAAATCCAAGAAATCAAAAAATAATTTTTTCTGGAAGATTTTCTGGTGGAGATGAAACTTTTAAAATAACTGACAAATTTGATCATAATTTTTTCAATGGAGATGCAGTCTATTACACTCCAGAAAAAGATGAAAATGGAAATGTACTTAGTTCTCTTTTTTCTGAAGGCCTTTATTTTATAAGGAGAGTTGATGAAAATACTGTAAAATTTGCAAAAAGTAGACCAAATCTTTATAAAGAAATTTATGTCCGCGTAGGTGAGTCTTTTGGGCAAATTTTAATCACAAATAATTGTCTTGAGAGGTATGAATTTAATTCAAAGATAATTCAACCACAAAAATTATTGCGAGAAATTGCAAATCCAGTCGATGATAATAAGATTTATGAAACACAATCTGGATTTACTGGCATTTTAGTGAATGGTGTTGAATTACTTAATTATAAGTCTGACGATAGAGTTTATTATGGTTCAATTAATTCTATTGATGTAGTTTCTGGTGGAAAAAATTATGATGTGATTAATCCACCAATTTTAAATATCTCAGACCCTGTTGGTTCTGGCGCAACGGGATTTTGTGGTGTCACTGGATCTTTTCAAGATATTCTTATTACAAATCCTGGATTTGATTACCTTGAAGTTCCCACAGTAAAGATTAGTGGTGGAAATGGAAGAGGGGCAGTAGCCGAAGCTAAATTGAGAGTTATACCTCATGAGGTTCTTTTCAATGCAGATAGTTCTGATAATGTTGGACTAGGTTCAGAAGTATCGACAATTGGATTTTCCACCCAACATAAATTTAGAAATTCGGAAAGAGTTTCTTACAAAACTTTTGGAAACACCGCAATATCAGGAATAAACACTAATTCAATCTATTATGTTTCTGTGGTTGATGATTATACCGTAACACTACATAAATCTTTTGAAGATTCTGCAGTTGGAATTAATACTGTATCTTTGGAAGATTATGGTAGTGGAAGACATGCAATTTGCTCTCTAAATGGAAAAGCAATACTTAACAATATTCAAATAGTAAATCCAGGTGAGGGATATACTAACAAGAAAGTTGTTTGTTCACCTATTGGAATTAATACTGCCATTGATACTATATCAATCGAAAATCATGGATTTGAAACTGGTGAGATTGTCAAATATTCATTTGATCAAACTCCTATTTCTGGAATTAACACTTCGGATGAGTATTATGTAACAAAAGTTGATAAAAATAATTTTAAGTTGTCTTTAGTTGGTGTCGGAATTACCAATAAAGATTTTTACTTAAAGACTGGGCAATATGTTGAACTAAAAACTTCTGGAGCCGGAACGCATTCGTTTAACTATCCAGATATTACAGTAGAAATCATAGGAAAAGTTGGATTATCATCAATTGCAAATAATACATATAAAGCACAAGTAGAACCAGTAGTTAGAGGTTCAATTATAACAGTTAATTTAAAAGATAATGGTGTAGGATATGGCGTATCTAACATTATTAATTTCGATAGAAGTCCAGAAGTAACATTACTCTCCGGAACTTCATCCGAACTTTCAGCAATAGTTCAAAATGGAGAAATTGTAGAAGTAGTTGTCTTATCTGGAGGAAAACAGTATAATGCACCACCAAAACTAGTAGTTATGGGTGATGGTGAAGGTGCTAATTTAATTCCAGTTATTTCTGATGGAAAAATAATCGCAGTAAGAATTAATAATGGTGGATTTGGTTATAAGCAACAAACAACGATAATAAGTGTAGAAACCCCAGGAACTGGAGCACAGTTTAAAGTTAATCTACAATCGTGGAGAATTAATCAATATAAAAAGAATTTTTCAAATATAAGTGATGATGATACTTTTATTACAAAATCTTTAAATTCATCATATGAACTGCAATGTGCGTACATGTACGCACCTAGAAGTTTAAGAAGTTCATTGAACTCAATCGACCAATTTGGAAATCCAGTATATGGAAAATTTGATATTACCAAATTCAATGATGTTGAAACAAATAGCGTCAATCACTCACCGATAATTGGATGGGCATATGATGGAAACCCAATTTATGGTCCATTTGGATATTCGAATAAAAATGGCGGATCAATTATTCAATTAAAATCTGGATATAGTTTAGACTTAAAACCAAATAGACCTCCTTTAAGTGAGTTCCCTGAGGAATTCTTTGTTGAAGATTTTACTTGGGCAGATTCAACAGATGAATCTTATTTGGATGAAAATAATGGAAGGTTCTGCGTCACTCCTGATTATCCAAATGGAGTGTATGCATATTTTGCAACATTTGATTTGATTGCATCATCGGATGGTTTATTTAAGAACTTCAAAAAACCATCTTTTCCATACTTAATAGGAAAAAATTACAAATCAAAACCAAACGACTTTAATTTCAAAATTAAATCAAATCAAGATGAAATAGATTTGAATAAAACTAATTGGATAAGAAATGTTTATCCTTATGGAATTACTAAAAAGAATAGTTCATATGAATATATTAACGAATCGTACAAATACACAAATCAAGACAGTATTGTAAGGTATGTTGAAAAAGGAACTGTAGACTCTATTGGAATAATTACAGGTGGAAAAAATTATAAGGTAAATGACCGTGTAATTTTTGAATCTGACCCAACGAACGGATTTGATGCTAAGGCTAAAGTATCAAGAATTCTTGGAGTTGGAGTAGGAACAATTAGTGTTGAATCGTTAGAAATTAGTAATGTTGAATTTTATCCAGAATCTGAGCGACAAATTCTTGCAATTTCTGCCTCAGCACATAATCTAAAAGATAGTGATTTTATCAATATTTCTGGCCTCTCAACTTCTTCTTCTTCTTTATTTGAAGGTTCTTATTCTGTAGGAGTAACAACTGCAGAATTAACGCTCACTAAACAGTTAGATTATGCATCTACAACAGGAATTGTAACCTTTATTAATGTGTCAGGGTCTATTGATTCTCTGCAGTTTCCAAATATTAAAGAAAATGATATTTTAACGTTATATGGAGATTTTAACTATGGGCAACCATTTAGACAACTTTCACCTCAAGTAGGAACAGCCATCACATCTAAAGCACTTCCGTCTAATGCTATTAGAAAAAATGATGCTGACATATACAATTGGTGTTGGGACAAATATGATGCATTTGATGTGGATGGTGATGGTATTGTATCGGTAAATGATACGACTGTTTTAATTAGATACTATTTTGGATTTTCCGGTGATAATTTAATTCATAACATTAAGTTCCCAAATAATGCAACTAGAAATACTAGCAGTTCGATAAGAAGTTTTATTGGACTCCATACCATGGGTGGAACTGCTTACCATGACGTTGATGGTAATGGAGTTATTGGACCACTAAGCGATATCTTAATGGTTACAAGAGTGTTTGGTTCAAATGAATTTAAAAATCCAGATGATGGTGGACCTGCCACTAGCCAAGCAGCAAATGTTGAAAACGTAAAAGTTTTAAATATAGATTCCAAGTCGTCCAGAATAAAAGTTTTAAGAACGGATGCTAATACATATAGATTCCCACCTGGAACAAAAATAAAAAATAATTCTAGAAGATTTACAATTAGAACGGGTGTTCAAACTAATTTAACACCATCAGTTAATAGAGAATATTACTTTAATCCTGAAGAATCGATTGGTATTGGAAGTGATGCTAGCACTGGAATTGGAATAACAATTAACATTTCTAATCCAGGCGCAGGACAAACTCAAGTTTTTATTCCAACCAGATCAATTTATATACCTAATCATGGATTACTCACCGGTGATGAATTAACATATTATCCTAATTATTCAAATAGTGAAGACTCAATCGGAATATCAACCGTTGGTGGTGGTTCTTCAATTGCACTATCAAGTTTTTCATCTCTTTATGTTGCTAAATTATCTGAAGATTTTATAGGAATATCTAGCGTTAAAGTTGGATTAGGAACTACTGGTCAATTCGTTGGTGCTGCAGCTTCAACAAGTCATTGTGGTTTATTGTACTTTACTGGAGTTGGAAGAGGAGTCAATCATAGTTTTAGAACAAACTATCCAAATGTAGTTACTGGAACAGTAACTAAAAATTTAGTAACAGTTGCAACTGCTAGCACTCATAATTTGTCTAATTTTGATTCAGTTTTTATTGATGTAAATCCAGCGTCAACAACATCTATTTCTGTACGTTACGATAATAATCATAAAAAATTAATAGTCAATGGTCTTAATTTTACCTCTAGTTCTGTAGATATTTTAAATAATACAATTTATATTCAAAATCATGGGTTAGTTTCTGGGCAAAAAGTAATTCATATTTCAGATTCTTCATCTGGTGGTCTTGAGAACGAAAAGGAATATTTTGTTCACGTTGTAGACAAAAACAAAATAAAACTTACAAATATCAAGTATGAGTCTCTACAAAAAATTCCCCAAGTTGTTGACATTAAATCATCTTCATTTGGCACTTTATACCAAGTGAATCCACCAGTAAAAGCTTATAAAAATTCTACACTTATTTTTGATGTATCTCACAATTCACTATCATACATCCAAAGTGGTGTTAGATATCCTGCTTTTAAATTTGTAATTTATACTGATAAAAATTATTTGAATGAATATCAATCTTTACAAAAAACATCAGAATTTGAAGTAACAAGAAATGGTATCATTGGAGTTTCCACCAATGCTTCAGTCACTGTAAAGGTTAATCAAGGAACTCCTAAAGTTCTTTATTATAGATTATTACCATTAAATGTTACAGATAATCCGGAAATTAACAAGCGAATATCAATAGATGAGAGTGTAGATTTCAATAATCAAATTCTAATTGAATCAAGTAAGTATAATGGTGAATATGAGATAAAAGTATCTTCAAATAATACATTTAATTATACTTTAAAATCTTACCCAGAGGCAGATTCATATTCAACCTCAAATTCAGTGATAAAGTACACAACATCATCACAAAGCGCATCTGGCGCTATTGATAAAATTTTATTAAATGATAAAGGAAAAGGTTATACGAAAGTTCCAAGTATAGTTAGAATTGCGTCTTCTAATGGCACAGAAGCAATCTTAGAGGCATATAGTAATTCAATAGGAAGAATTAAAAGAACTTCAATAGAAAATATTGGATTCGATTACTCTTCAGATTTAACTTTAAGACCATCGGTTAAAATACCCCAGGTTCTACAAATTGAATTGTTAAATGGATTAAACTTTGTTGGACTTACATCTTTTGGACAACCATACCCAATTCCACCAAAATTAGTTGTTATTGATTCTATTACAAATAAAATAGTACCTGATATTGACATTAGATTTGCAAGTTCTGACTGGACAAAAACACCAGAAAAACTTGAAGAGCAGTATAGTAAACCAGTTATTGAGATCGTTAAAAATACTTTTTCAATATCAAATCAAGTACCAAAAATTATACCCGTACAAAATTCAAATGGAATTAAGGTATCAAACCTGAGTTACAATTCATCAACAGGTGAAGTAACCGCTACATTAAAAAATTCATATTCGGAAGCAGAGTCTTTCCCAATCTCAGTAAACGATAGAATTTTAGTTGAAGGTGTAAGTGTTGGTGTTGGATCGACTGGAACAGGTTACAACTCATCCAATTACGATTATCAACTTTTCAAAGTAACTAAAGTTTTCAAAAACACTGGTGGAATAGGAATTGTAACATATTCATTATCTGAGTATCTTAATCCTGGTGAATATCCTGGAAACTTTGATAGTGGTAATTCATCAGCAACAATAGTTCCTGAAAGATTTTTCCCAACTTTTAAACCTGAATTAAAAGCTCAGGAATTTAGAAAATTAGATGTTGTATCTGATGGTGTTGCATCAGGAACTGTTTTTGAATTTGATGCTAAAAACAAATATTTGATTGTAGAGAGTTCTGATGAATTCCATGTAGGAAATCTCATCAGATCTAATGCAACTGGTGCTACAGGTAGAATTAAAAATATTTTTTCATTTGATTCATCATATAAAACAGATTACTATTCTGTCGTTGACAATGGATGGGAATATGCAACAGGTTTCTTAAATGATTCTTCTCAAAGACTTCACGATAACGAGTATTATCAAAATTTCTCTTATGCAATTAAATCTAAAGTTTATTATGACAAGTGGAATGATATTGTTAGCACATTAACTCATACTGCAGGATTTAAAAAATTCAGTGATTTGCAAGTTGAATCAACTCATACACAAAGTCTTGTTCCAGAAATTACACCTATTGTAACTGCGTATATTTCAATTGACAGTGAATATGATTTAAATTGCGTGTCTGATATTGATTTAGCATTTGAAAATTACTTAACAAATAGTGAAGTTGCATTTTCTGATGAAATTAATTTCTATTCTAGTATTCTTAAGGATTATGATGAAAATATCTCTAATCGTGTTTTACGAATAGATGATATAAGTAGTGAATTTAATAGCGCGGGAAGACAAACTCCATATAACATTGTCGATGGCACTAGCATTTTAGAAAGTAGAGCAACGAGATATATTGCATACGTTAGAGATAGATTATTTACTGGAGAAAGACAGGTTTCTATTGTCAATGTTTTAAGCGACCCTGCAAGATTAATTACTGTTTTAAATCAATATGGTAGAGTTGAAAGTCAACTTGATTTAGGATCATTTGATTATGAAATTGTCGAAAATATAGGTTATTTGAGATTTTATCCTACAAAATTTAGATTTAACAATTATAATGTTACATTTGTATCTTATGATATAGAACAAATTTTAACAGATTCTGAGACTGCATCTGGTGTTTTGAATTTAGGTATTTCAACAGGAAGTACTGGTTCATTGGTAAGCATTGCATCTTCAAATGTATTTGTTAATTCTGGTGTAACAGAAACAATTCTAAGACTCTCTGGAATTAACACAACTACATCTGGAACAAGATCTGCAAAGATTTTAACAGTCATTGAAAGTAATGAGTCTCAAAGTGTAAGTGAATTTAATGAAATTAATTTAATTCATGATGGAACAGACGTTCATGTTATTGATTTTGGACAATTAAGTTTGCACACATTATCAGATCCATTCTCAGCATCTGGATTAGGAACTTTTTATCCTTACTTAAGTGGTTCAGACATTGTTGTTGACTATAAACTTAGTGCAAGTTCTGGAGTTACTACTGCTAAAGTTAGTTCAGTTGTTGTTGCAATTTCTTCCGAATCATATACTGCAGAAAACACTGGTGTTGGTGCAACCAATTACTTATCTAATGGAATTATAACCGCACAAGATAAATCACTTCCAAGTTCTTTACCTTCAACAGAGCAAACAATAGTCTCGATTCCTATAGATTATGAAGCGGCTTATTGTATTGTACAAATATCCGATATTGACAATAATAAGTATCAACTATCAGAAGTCGTAGTTCTTTGGGATTCATCAAACGCTTACATTTCGGAATATGGGGTTGTTAATACTTCTGGAACTGACTTAGGTACAATAAACGCAAGAATAGTTGGTTCGAATGTTGAACTAACATTTACAAGGGCATCAACATATAATGCAAAAATAAAATCATTAGTTCATGGAATTGGAATAGATGTAATTAATATCGGCTCAAATATTGATTTGGCAACTGCGAGTATTAAGAGTAATACTTCATTCTATAGAGGAACTGAGGTTGATGTTAAGAGAGACTTTAATCTTTCTTATAAGGGATATTCAATATTTAAGAGAGTATTTGATGGTTCCAGTTCTTCTGTAGTTGATTTGGAAAATAATACAGTTTTCATTCCAAATCATTTCTTCGTTAGTGGAGAAGAAGTATCGTACTATCCAAAAACTGGAATTGGTACTAACAATATTGGTATTGCAGTAACTTCTGTTATTGGTATAGGCACTACAAGTAAGTTACCCTCTTCCGTATTCATTATTAAAGTTGACGAGTCTAAAATTAAATTTGCAGCCTCTCCTGAGAATGCACTTAAAGATATTCCTGTACCTATTAATCTAACTTCAGTTGGAATAGGAACATCGCATAGCATAGTTTCGAAAAAACAAAATCAAAAAGTATTGATTTCTCTTGATAATTTAGTGCAGTCTCCAATTGTTGCAACTTCAGTAACATCATCACTTGCAGCTGAAGCGCCAATAACACAAGATTTAATCTATTTTACGGGAATTACTTCATTCTTTAGTGGGAATCTTATAAAAGTTGACAATGAAATTATGAAAATTATTGGTGTGGGAATTGGATCTACTAATGCAATTCAAGTTGCACGTGCTGAAATGGGAACGGTTCTTGCTGGACACGACACTGGAGCAAAGATAACAAGAATTTCTGGTAATTACAATATTGTAGAAAATATCATTACCTTTGCGGACCCACCTCCCGGAAGAAATCCAATTGGCTCTATAACAGATCCAGTTCCATTTAGAGATTGGGAAGGTATTACTACTTCTTCAAGTTTCAGCGGAAGAGTTTTCATGCATTCAGGTGCTAAAAATGGAACAGAAGAAGCATATGCAAAAAATTACATTTTTGATGATATATCTCAGAACTTTACCGCAAGTCGCAACACATATACTCTGAAATCAGGAGGTTCTGATGTTGTTGGTATTGCAACAAATAATGCATTTATTCTGATTAACAATATTGTTCAGGGTAAAGGATTAAACTATGATTATACATTAAGTGAAGTATCTGGAATTACATCGATTACATTTACCGGAACTCCTAGCGCACAATCATACGATCCAAATGCTCTGAGTTTACCCACAGGAGGAATTATTGTATCTGTTGGGTCAACAATGGGATTTGGTTATCAACCTCTTGTAAGTGCTGGTGGCACTGCGGTTGTTTCAATTGCAGGAACAATTTCCTCCGTAAGCATCGGCAATAGTGGTTCTGGATATAGAGTAGGTGTTCAAACAGTTCGTGTTGCAGTCGCATCGTCAACCGTAGGAACTCCAAATCTTCAATTTATTGGAACCGCTGTGGTCAGTAATGGTCATATTGTAAGCATTGCAGTTACAAATCCAGGTTCTGGATTTAGTCAGAACAATCCACCATACGTTATAATCGATGCTCCTCTTCCATATTCAAATATTCCATTGATCTACAGTCAAAGTAGTCTAGGTGGAGGTGGAACTCAAGCAAAAGTTGATATAACAGTTGGTCAAGGTTCAAGTGTAATTGCATTTTCACTAGTAGATTTGGGTTATGGATATGGTGTAAATCATACTTTGACTATACCATCTGGAGGGCTGACTGGAATTCCAACAACATCCAGTGCAAACTTCAGAGAATTTCAACTTGAAGTTCAAGAAGTTCAAACTGATTTATTCTCAGCTTGGTCTATTGGTGAGCTTGAAGTCCTAGATAATTTCTCAAGTCTTTTTGATGGAGTTAGAAAAGCATTCCCAATTACTCGTTCAGGAGTTCCAGTTTCAATTCAATCTAAGTATGGTTCTCTGGTGAAAGTTGAAGACGTAGTTGTAATCTTTATCAATGATGTTTTACAAGTTCCTGGTGTTTCTTATACCTTTAAAGGTGGAAGCACAATTACATTTAAGGAAGCACCAAGAAAAGATGATAACCTGAAGTTCTTCTTCTATAAAGGAACAAGTGGAATTGATATTCTACCAAAAGAAGTTACAAATGTAGTTCAACCTGGAGATACATTAACTCTTAACTATAGAGATTCTTTAAATCAAAAGAGTTTCTTACAGCAGGATAAAAGAGTAATTACTGATATTAATTCTTCAAGTTCAGTTGATACAAACGTTTATTATGGCCCTGGATTAATTGAAGATAGTGAAGTTCTCAGAGCTGTTACACTCTGCAAACAAACTGAAGACTTAATTATAGAAAATAAAGTTATAACAAAAGATAGAGAATCTTATGAACCCAGTGTTTTCCCAACAACAAATATAATTACATCTTTGGGAATTGGTTCAACCACGATTTATGTGGAAAACGTTCGTCCCTTCTTCTTCCCACAAAATGAAGGTGAAAATCTAGAACATCAGAACAAAATTACAATAGTTTCCCAACAAACAAAAGTTGCCGCAGCTGCTACAGCAGTTGTTTCAGCAGCAGGAACAATTACAAGTATTGTTATTTCGGATGGTGGAGTTGGTTATACAACTTGTCAGGTTGTTATTGACTATCCAGTTGGAATTGGTACAACAAGAGCAACAGCAAACCCTGTAATTTCTTCTGATGGAATAATCACCAACATTCAAGTTGTAAGTCCTGGAGTTGGATATACAAACACCAACCCTCCTGCAGTCTTAATTTCACCACCAACTACAACTCAAGAAATTATTGGAGTTTCTACGTATTCTGGAGATTCTGGAATTATAGTAGGAGTTGCCTTTACAAATGGATTTGATGTTGGAATTGGAACTAGTGTAGTTTCAATGGATAAAATGATTCTTGATTTCCATATTCCATCAAATTCACATCTAAGATCGTCAACAATTACAGGAGTTGCTGTTACTGTAAGTGGCATTTCTACTGGAGATTTCTTCGTCATCAATAAATCTAATTTTGGAATTTCTTCCGGAAAAGAAAGATTTAGTTATGGAAATGATGATTCAGTTATTGGCATTTCTACAAATTTTGTAGACGGTTTGTATCAGGTATATGAATCTAACATATTACAAACTGAAGTTACTGGTGTCGGACTTACTTATGTTAATAGAGTTACTGTTAGAGTTTCTGGTGCTGGACAAACAAACTTCTCATCAACTTTAGATACTTTTGATTTGACAACCATAACCTTTGATAAAAAATCTGCAATAGACTTGGCAAATGAAAATATTTTGGTCTACACAGTACTAAGTTATTATGGTGACTTTAGTTGGGGTAAGGTTAACACTTCGCCAAGAGTTGGAATTAATACTTTTACATCTTATGCAAAATATGGATTGGTTGGAATAAATACATCTGATTATATTTTGAGAACCAATAGATTAAAGTTTGATAATTACACGGGATAAATACTTTTAAATCAATCCACAAATAGTCTTTAAAATAATGGCAAGACAGGGAATAAGTACTGGTGTAGTACCAAATGATGGGACTGGTGATAGTCTTGCAGTTGGTGCAGTAAAAATTAACAGTAACTTTTTAGAACTTTATAATTTTCTAGGAAATGGGAGTAGTTTAGGTGAAATAGATGCCAACACATTAAATGTAACTGGCATTTCAACTTTAACTGAAGTTTCAACTACTGATATAACAGTAACTGGAATAAGCACTCTCAATTCTGTAACTGGCGATTCTCTCAATTTTTCTGGAATTAGTACTTTAGGTTTAGTAACCACCCAAACATTAAGTGTTTCTGGATTTTCAACTTTAAATAGTGTTTCCGGTGATAATATTAATTTCAGTGGCGTAGGAACCTTTATAGGTATTAGATTATCCCACGTAAATGTTTCTGGAACAAGCACTCTTGGTAATATTAATGCCTCAACTTTGAATGTTTCAGGTATTAACACTGTTGGATTTATTACATCAACTACTCTAAATGTATCTGGATTTAGTACGTTAGGAAGTTTAAGTGCATCTAATGTAAACATAACTGGCATTGTAACTTCTTCACAATTTAATAATCTGGGATTTGTTACATCGACAACTCTAAACGTATCTGGATTTAGTACTTTAGGAAGTGTGAGTGCTGCTAATCTCACTTTAGCTGGAGTAACAACAGGACTTAATGTTCCCGGAATTACTACTTTAGGATTTATTCAGAACACAACTCTAAACGTATCTGGATTTAGTACTTTAGGAAGTGTGAGTGCTGCTAATCTTACTTTAGCTGGAGTAACAACAGGACTCAATGTACCAGGTATCAGTACATTAGGTTTTGTTACATCAACCAATCTTTATGTTTCTGGAATAAGTACATTAGGATTTGTTACATCAACCAATCTTTATGTCTCTGGAATAAGTACTGCATCTCAAATGATTTTTAATGCAGGAACTACTAGTGTTGCTCCACTTACATTTACTCTTGGTACAAATTTAACTACTCCCGTTGCAGGTGCTATGGAGTATGATGGAACTTATATTTACGCAACACCAGATACAACCAGTGGTCGTGGTCAAGTTGTAACTCAAAGAACATTTAGACTAACATCAAATGGGTCTGATATTGGAGCTACAATTGCAGATTTTTATGGAGCAACTAGTGCAATCAACCTTGCAGCAAGTTCTGTTTACAAAATAAAATTCCACGCATATTTTACTAAAAAAACTTCTTCAGGAACTGCAACTTGGACATTAACAGCAAGTTCAGCACCAACTTTAATTTCTGGTTACTATATTGCCAATCCAGTTACAGGCATTGCACCAGGATCAATAAGTGGATATACTGGATCACAGGCAGCAACAACTGCAGTATTTAGTGCAACATCATCACTTTCAATAGCTAATCATAGTTACATGTTTGAAGTTGAGGTAGTGACAAACGCTGCGACAACATTTAAGTTGCAACTAACTCAAAGTGCAGGAGTTGCTACACCACTTGCAGGTAGTTATTACACAGTAGAAAGAATTTCCACAAATGCTGGTTCGTTTGCATAAACATTTTACATGCAAGATAAATAAATAAAAAACTTAAAAAATGGCTGCAATTATAACTGATAAAATTAGAATATTAAATGCGAAAAAATTTGTAGCTGGAGTAACAACCTCTACAAATTCTTATTATTCTTTTGTAGGTTTACCTAACCCCACGACAATTAAAAGTGATTGGAATGATAGTCCGCCGAGTCCAACAGATAATTTTAGTTCCGAGTGGGATACCTGGGATACTATAATTGCATTGAAAAAAATAACATCTTCGGATGTTAAATTAATGGTGAAGAAGAACGTATGGTCTTCTGGAACAACCTATGACTATTATCGTCACGACTATAGTGTTGCTAATCCCCCAGCAAACTCAGCAGTTTCTTCATTATATTCGGCAAATTATTATGTAATAAATGGCGATTTTAGAGTTTATATTTGTTTGCAAAACGGAACTACACCAGAAACTCCAGAAGGAAAACCATCATTAGATGAACCAACATTTGTAGATCTTGAACCCAGAGCGGCGGGAACTAGTGGAGATGGGTATATTTGGAAATATCTTTATACAATCAAACCAGCAGAAGCAGTCAAGTTTGATTCCATTGATTACATTCCAACTCCAACAAATTGGGAAACTTCTGATGAAAATGCTAGTGTACGTCAAAATGCAGTTGATGGTGGCATCAAAATTGTCGTCATAAAGAATAGAGGTGTTGGAGTAGGAACTGCAAATAAAACATATGCTAGAGTTCCAATCAAAGGAGATGGAACTGGAGCGGAGTGTACGATAACAATCGATAATGACCAAAGAGTTGATTCAGTAACAGTTACAAATCAAGGGTCAGGATATACATTTGGTAATGTTGATTTAATCGCTGGTGGAGTACCAACTCCTACTTCTTTACCACTTCTCGATGTGATTATTCCACCATCTGGAGGACATGGATATGACATTTATAATGAACTTGGAGCACGTAATGTTCTTCTATATTCAAGAATTGAAAATGATTCCGAAAATCCAGATTTTATAGTTGGAAATGAAATTTCAAGAATTGGTTTAATTGAAAATCCTCAAGCTTATAACTCATCACAACTTCTATCAATTGACAAAGCAAGTGCAGTTTATGCGCTTAGATTAACAGGAACTGGATATAGCACAGCAACCTTTACCGCAGATTCAATTGTAACACAAACAGTTGGAACAGGAGTCACTGCTGCTGGAAAGGTAATAAGTTATGACAATGTGACTGGAGTTTTAAAATACTGGCAAGATAGAACTCTTGCAGGATTTAATACAGTTGGAACTGCACAGACAACTCCCGTATATGGTTATGACTTAACAAGATTTTCATCTTCCCCATCATCTGGCGGAAGTCTTACAGTTGTAGGTGGGAGTATCAATTTATCAATAAGTACATCATTTACTGGGTTCTCTACCTCAATAAATAATAGAACATATTATCTTGGTCAGTCTTTTACAAATGGGTTGGCAAATCCAGAAGTTAAAAAATACTCTGGAAATATAATTTACATTGACAACAGACCAGCTATCACTCGTTCCAACAACCAAAAAGAAGACATTAAAGTTATATTGCAATTCTAACTAACTATGGCTCAACAAACTAATCTCAACATTTCGCCATACTTTGATGATTTTGATCCTGACAAAAATTATCACAAAGTTCTTTTCAAGCCTGGTTATCCAGTTCAGGCAAGAGAACTAACTGGTCTTCAGTCAATCCTACAAAACCAACTTTCAAGATTTGGTCAGCATTTCTTTAAAGAAGGTGCTAAAGTTATACCTGGAAATACTGCGTATAGTAGATCCTATTATGCAGTAGAACTTAACAATACTCATTTAGGTATTCCTGTTGATTTTTATGTTGAGCAATTTGTTGGTAGAAGAGTCATCGGATTAGTATCTGGGGTGACTGCTATTGTCAATAAAATTTTAAAATCTGAGAATTCTGAAAGGGGAAATACAACAATATATGTTTCTTATATTTCTTCCGGAGTAGTAGACAGCGAGCAAAAAGTATTTTTAGATGGTGAATCTTTATCTTTAGACGTTGATGTTGTTTCTGGCCCAGATAATAATCCATATATTCCATCTGGAGAATCAGTTGCATCGACAATTGGAGTTAATTCATCATCACTTGCTGCTGCATTTTCCATTTCAAATGGTGTTTATTTTGTAAGGGGAACATTTGTTAATGTTTTAGATGAAACATTAATTCTAGATCAGTATAAAAATACTCCAACAGGTCGAATAGGTCTTAGAGTAGAGGAAGAAATCATCAATTCTGATGAAGATGAAACTTTAAATGACAACTCTAAAGGGTTTAATAATTATTCTGCCCCAGGAGCTGATAGGCTTAAAATAACTTGTTCATTATCGTTTAAAGATATAGATGATTATAATGATTCTAACTTTATAGAACTTGGCGTCATTCGAGATGGTGTTTTAACTGGCAAAACAAAAGTAACAGAATATAATTTATTAGCAGAAGAGTTTGCTCGTAGAACTTATTCAGAATCTGGAGATTACACAGTTAAGCCATTTACTGTATCCATAAGAGAATCTCTGAATGATAACGTTGGAAATAATGGCGTTTTTCAAAATGGACAAACCACATATTCCGGTTCTTCACCATCAGAAGACTTAGCATTATATGAAGTATCTCCTGGAAAAGCTTTTGTCAAAGGATATGAAGTTGATGTAATTTATCCAACATATGTTGATGCTCCTAAACCAAGAACAACAAAAACATTAACAAATCAATTAATACCTTATAACACCTCAACAACTCTAAAATTAAATAGAGTTTTTGGTGCTCCAACAATTGGAATTGGAAATACTTACATTTTAAGTTTACGTGATACTAGAGTTGGAGTTAATTCTGTAACCGCACCAGGTAAAGAAATTGGTCTTGCTAGAGTTTATGATTTTTAATTAGAGTCTGGTTCGTATTCAACTTCAAATCAAAAAATCAATCAGTGGGATGTTTCTCTTTTCGATATTCAAACATTCTCAGAAATTACAATAAATCAACCAATAACTCTTCCAATTCCAACTTACATCAAGGGAAAATATAGTGGAAGTACGGCTTTCCTCAGAAGTTCAGTATCTGCAGGAACAGCATTAACAGTCTATGAAAAGAAAGGTGATTTTGTAGCAAATGAACCACTAATTTTCAATGAAGATGAATCTACAAATACAAGAGTTGCAATAGCAGTAACTGCATATGGACTATCAAACGTCAAATCAGTTTATGGTGGGCCAAGTTTAGGCGAAATTGGATTTGCTAAGACTTTTACAGCAGACACTATTCAAGAATCATCTTTTAATGTTGGTGTTGCATCTGTAACCCCATATGATGCATCAACAGGGCAAAGCACAATCATAAGTTTAAATCCACTTTTTCCAGGAAAAGTAGTAAAGAGAAACGACCTAGTTACATTTACCGGATTAAATTTACCCGTTCCAATTTATTCTAGAGTTGTAAGTGTTGGTTCAACTTCAATTGTTGTTGCAGGTATCACTACAGTTGATGGTGTCGCCAGTGGCGCTTTGCCTGTATCATCAAATCTATCAGTAACAGATTTAAAAGTTCTTAAGACTTCTGTAAATGAAGCATATGATGAAACTCTTTATACTGTAATGCCTCAAACATTCATTTCAGATGTATCTTTAAATACATCTGAAATTCCGATTAGAAAGTCATATACAGTAAATATAAGCGGCAATAAACTATCCTCACCCATTACTGCAGACCAAAATCAAGTTTTCCTACCATTTGACGAGGAAAGATACTATCTGGTTCGTTCAGATGGAAATACAGAGGTTCTTACATCAGATAGATTTTCTTTAACTTCTGGCTCTACAGTTCTTCAAATTAACAATTTGGGTGCTGATGACACTGGAGCAACTTTAACAACAACTCTACTGAATTTAAAAGCAAAAGCAAAGGTTAAGAAAAAAAATAGAGTCAATACATTAATAATTGACAAGTCTTCGATAAGTGCTTCTGGTATTGGTGCTACTACTTTAAATGATGGATTAGCATATGGAAACTATCCATATGGAACTAGAGTTCAAGATGAAAAAATTTCTTTAAACGCTGGTGATATTTTAAGTGTGTTTGGTGTTTATGAGTCATCTGATACATCTGATGCTTCAGCTCCAAAAGTATCTCTTACAAATATTTCTGGGACAACTGGAAAAACAACAGATTTGATTATTGGGGAAAAAATAGTTGGTTCTACATCTGGAGCAGTTGCTATTGTTGCTGAAAAAATAAATGACACGCAAATTACATATTTGCCAAGAAACCAATTATCTTTCAAAGAGGGTGAATCAATTACATTTGAGGAATCAAAAGTTACGGCAATTGTAAGTGTTTTAGATACACCAAGTAAAAATATTGCATCAAATTATGGATTTAACAATGGTCAAAAAGGAACTTTTTATGATCATGGTTATATAGAGCGCAAATCAAATGTAAACAAACCATCAAGACGTTTAAAAATTTATTTTTCAAATGCTTATTTTGACTCTGCAGAAGGAGACATTATAACTAAAAATTCATATGATACATTTGATTATACTAAAGATATACAAGTCATAGCTGGATATAGAAACACAGATATATTAGATGTTAGACCAAAAGTTTCAAATTATACTGCAAATTTAAACGCAAGATCTCCTTTTGAATTTTTAGGAAGAAATTTTTCTTTACTTCAAAATTCAGTATCTAACATTTTAGCAAGCGATGAAGCAATCAAATTAGATTATTCATATTATTTGGGAAGACTAGACAGAATTTATTTGTCTAAAGAGGGGCAAATTCAAGTTCAGTATGGAGATCCATCAGATTCTCCTAAGAAACCAAATACAATTGAAGATGCGATAGAAATTGCAAATGTTACTTTACCACCATATCTAAATTCAGTAAATTTAGCTACTGTATCTTTTCTTGAAAATAAAGGATACAGAATGTCCGATATTAAAAAATTAGAGGATAGAATTAAAAATCTTGAATATTATACATCACTTTCATTATTGGAGAATAAAACTTCTTCACTATTCGTTCCAGACTCAGAAGGATTAAATAGATTTAAATCTGGATTTTTTGTTGATAACTTTACTTCATTTCTAACTCAAGATTCCGATCAAAAAATTAAAAATAGTTTAGATATTCAAAATAATTTACTCAGACCAGCTCATTATACAAATTCCATAGATTTGATGTTTGGGCCAGTTTCAAATCTTGCTCCAGATGCAGATTTAGAATTTTCAAATCCTGAGGGTATTAATATAAAAAGAAGTGCTGATATTATTACTTTAGATTATAATGAAGTTGAGTGGTTAAAACAAACATTTGCAACAAGAACGGAAAGCATTACTCCATTTTTAGTAAGTTTTTGGCAAGCAACGATGGAGTTAACTCCCGCATCAGATACTTGGGTAGATACTGCACGCATTGAAGCAAAAATTATTAATGTTGAAGGTAATTATTCACAAACTGTTGCAGATTTAGCAAGAACACAGGGTCTTGATCCACAAACTGGACTTACCCCAATTGTTTGGGATTCTTGGCAGACATTCTGGACTGGAACACAACAATCAATCTCAACTAATACTCGAACATCATCTGCCGCTTGGATTATCGACGACCGCGGCCACGGGCGCGGGCGGGCCCGCGAGAGGGTCTGGTTTCAACAAACAGATGTAATTCAAGATACGTATTTAAATACAACTCAAATTGGTGTTCAAACTAGAGAGGGTGTTAGGACTCAAGTAACAATGCAGTTTGATAACACTTCTGCTGGGGATAGAGTTGTAAGTAGAGATGTAATTGCATTTATGCGTTCAAGAAACATTCAATTTGTTTCTAAAAAATTAAAACCACTGACTCAACTTTATGCTTTCTTTGATGGAGTAAATGTAACTAAGTATTGTGTTCCTAAACTTTTAGAAATATCTATGTCTTCTGGAACATTCCAAGTTGGTGAAACTGTTGTCGGAACTGTTCAAAGAACTGGTTTAGCACCTGCGTTCGAATCCTCAAACGCATCAATCAGATTTAGAGTTGCTGTAGCAAACCATCAAGAAGGACCATACAATGCTCCGACAAGAGTTTTCAAAAATAATCCATATCTTTCACAAGTTGCAGCAACATCACTAGAAACATATGCCGATACTGTTGGAACGGTACAACTTTCTGCAGGTGCTAGCAATGTATTATTACCATCAGAGTATTCATCGACATCAACTATTTTAAATGTTGATACATATTCACTATCATTACAAGCACAAGGAGAATTTAGTGGATATGTAGAACCTGGAATGATTTTAGTTGGACAAACAAGTGGTGCTATCGCCAGAATTACAAATCTTAGATTAGTATCCGACATTGGTGCAAACTTAATTGGTAGTGTTTTTATACCAAATCCAAATGTTAGTACTAATCCAAGATTTTCCACTGGAGAAAAAGTTTTTAGAATAACAGATAATAAAAATGATGATAAAAATCTAGCAGAAACCATAGGTCAAGAGACCTTTAAATCATCCGGAACTCTTGAAACTGTTCAAGAAAATATCATTTCAGTTAGAAATGCTAGACTTGAACAATTACACAGCAGAGAACAACGAGCTACGTCTAGATTTCTTGGTGCTCAATTAGTCGGTTCTCAGGTAATTTCTTCATCTACGTCAACTTGGAGTGAGTGGTATGATCCTCTTGCACAATCATTCCAAGTTTTAGATCCAACAGGTGTCTTTATTACAAGTTGTGATATTTTCATGCAAACAAAAGATGATATGAATATTCCATTGACATTCCAAATTCGGACAATGGCAAATGGAACTCCAACTCAAAAAGTTTTACCTTTTTCTGAAGTTATTGTAAGCCCTGAAGATATAATTACTTCGACTGATGGAAGCGTACCAACTCGAATAACATTTAAAGCGCCAGTATATTTGGAAGGTGGTGGAATAGAATATGCAATTTGTCTTGCATCTTGGTCAACAAAATATAGAACTTTTGTATCTAGAGTAGGTGAATCTGACATTCTAACTCAAGAGTTTATTTCACAACAACCATACTTAGGTTCATTGTTCAAGTCACAAAATGCTTCAACATGGGATGCAAGTCAGTGGGAAGACCTTAAATTTACTCTATATCGTGCCCAGTTTGTTCAAAGTGGTAGTTTACAAATATATAATCCAATTCTCAGTGAAGGTAATGGACAAGTTGCAACTTTACAACCAAATTCTATCATATTAAGTTCTAAACAAATTAGAGTTGGATTAGGTTCCACGTTAACTGAATCTTTTGGAGATGCAAATGGATTGCAATTTGGAAATACTGTCACACAAGCAGGAACTAATGCCACAGGTAATTATATCGGAAAAGCAGGAATTGCAACCGGCAACTTAAGTATTATCAACGCTGGAATAGGATATACTCCATCTTCTGGTTCATACACATATGATGGTGTAAGTTTAACTAATATCGTAAGTAATGGTAGGAATTTAACCGCAAATGTTACCATTGAGGATGGTGTAGCGATTGCAGCAACTGTTGCAAATTCTGGTTCTGGATATCAAGTTGGCGATGTATTGGGTATTACAACAATTGGAAATGATTCCGTAGGATTAAATCTAAGACTTTCTGTTGTTTCGATTGCAAGTACCAATGAATTAATCTTAGACAATGTTCAGGGTGATTTTGTAGTTGGTGCTGGAAAAACATTACGTTATACAAATAGTCTTGGAATTACTACTGATTTTAATGCCAATTCGGGAGGCAATGTTGTACCATTAAGAATTGATACGGTAACTGATGGATTACATTTTGTCGTAAATCATTTAAATCATGGTATGCATCATGAAACAAACAGAGTGACAATTTCTGGAGTTGAATCTGACATAATTCCCACAAAACTGACAACGGCATATACTTCTAATTCTACTTCATCTATTCTAGTTGAAGATAGTTCAAGATTCTCTTCATTTGAAAATGTGGGAGTTGGCACAACAAATCCAGGATATTTACTGCTAGGTAATGAAGTTATTTCTTACACTTCAGTCTCCTCTGGATCTATCAATGGCATAACAAGAGGTTCTAATCCAAGTTCTTATGAAATAGGAACACCAGTTTACAAATATGAACTTGGTGGAGTTTCTCTCAGAAGAGTTAACAAAACTCATCTTTTAAGTGATGTAACTGTTTCAAAACCAATCACCTTTGATTCATATAATGTTAAAGTTAACATGTCCACAGATGGTGTTGATAGAAGTACTGACACAAGTTTCCCCAAACTTCACTTTAATGAAAATAAGTCAGTAGGTGGATTTGCAATCAAGGCAACTCAAAATATGTCATTTGAAATCATAACACCGATGATTCAAAATGTTACTGTTCCAGGAACAAATGTATCAGCTACATTAAAGACAATTTCAGGAACAAGTTTGAATAATGGTTCTGGACAAGGTTCTGATATTCCATTTATCGACCAAGGTTATGAAACAATTACTTTGAATACTCCGAATTATTTAAGTACCCCAAGAATTGTAGCATCCAGAATAAATGAAACCTCAAATAGTGACACTATTAATCAGCAAGGAGACCGCTCATTAAATATTAGCGTATCATTAAATAGTTCTGATGATCGCTTAAGTCCTATTATTGATACTCAAAGAATGAGTGCCATTCTTACATCAAACAGAGTCAATAATCCTATTGATAATTATTTGACAGATAGTAGAGTAAATTCTTTAAGAGCAGACCCTCATGCATGTACATATGTAACAAGAGAAGTAGTACTCCAAAATCCAGCCACATCATTAAAAGTTCTACTTTTAGGACATGTAAACTTAAATTCTGAAATTAGAGCATTCTATGCCATTAGCAATAATCAAAACTTTGAACCTATCTTTACTGCTTTCCCTGGATATGATAATCTAGATGTTAATGGTGACATCATTTTGGAAAGTAATAATAGTGGATTACCTGATAAATTTGTTCCAAAACATAATTCAACAATTGATTCACCCGATCAGTTTTCTGAAAATATCTTTACGGTAAATGATTTACCAGCATTTAAAACCTATAGAATTAAATTAGTATTAACATCTACAGATCAGACTTATCCACCAAAAATTCAAGAACTAAGAGTTATTGCTTTAGCGTAGAATAAATATGGAATTTTTAAAAGTTCAAGGTCATGATGATTTAGTCAGAGACCCTCAAACAAATGCAATCATTAATACAAACAAAAATGAATATGATGAGTATAAAATGCGTAAGGAGTCAAGACTAAAAGAAAAACAAAAAATTGAGGATATTGAATCTGAAGTTTCTAGTATGAAAAATGATCTTGATGAAATTAAATCACTGTTGAGGAGTTTAATCAATGAAAATAAATCCTGATGAAATAAATTTAGAGAGTTTTTCTAAATTGTTTGAATATGAAAAACTTTCTAGAGAGGTGGATATGTGTGATGATATTGAATCTCTCAAGAATATTTGCAAATGTTACATCAAACTTTATTTTAAACAACAAGAGGTAGTTTCTGATTTAAGTTTAAAAAGTTTTAGTCTAGAATAAATACTTAAAAAAGGTCTCATATAAATGGCGCAACCATCTACTAGGCAAGAATTAATTGATTATGCAAAAAGGAAACTGGGTGCGCCAGTTTTAGAAATTAACGTTGCTGATGAGCAAGTTGATGACATTATCGATGATGCCGTGCAGTTCTTTCAAGAGCGTCATTTTGATGGTGTTTATCCAGCACTTTTCAAATACAAAATTACACAAGAAGATATTGATAGGGGGAAAGGAAAACCACCTTCTGGAGTTGGTATTGCTACAACATCAGTTACAGAATCAATCACTGGTACTGCAACAACCTTTACGTACTATGAGAATTCAAACTATTTGAGAATTCCAAACTCAGTCATAGGAGTAACCAAAATATTTCATTTTGATGGTTCTAATGCAATTTCTAGTAATATGTTTAGTGTAAAATATCAGTTGTTCCTTAACGACATTTATTATTGGGGTGCTACAGAACTTTTATCTTATGCTATGGTTAAAACATATCTTGAAGATATTAACTTTCTTCTAACTACACAAAAGCAAATTAGGTATAATAAAAGGCAAGACAGATTGTATCTGGACATTGATTGGAACACTGTTAGGGCTAACGATTACTTCATTATTGATTGTTATTCAGTATTAGATCCTAACAGGTACTCTGATGTTTGGAATGATTCATTTCTCAAACAATATGTAACATTGTTGGTTAAAAAACAATGGGGACAGAATTTAATTAAATTCCAAGGAGTTAAACTTCCTGGTGGTGTAGAATTGAATGGCAGACAAATTTATGATGATGCCCAAAGAGAGTTAGATATTTTAATGGAGAAAATGTCAAACACTTATGAACTTCCTCCATTTGACATGATTGGGTAATTCAAATGCTAAATCCCTTTTTTCTACAAGGCTCTCAATCAGAACAAGGTCTTATTCAAGATCTAATAAATGAGCAGTTGAGGATATATGGCGTTGAGGTTTATTACATACCCAGAAAATATTTGACCGAAAAGACGATTATTAAAGAAGTTATCCAATCAGCGTTTAATCAAGCCCACCCAATAGAAGCATACATTGATAATTATGAGGGATACTCAGATAACAGTGTTATTCTATCAAAATTTGGAATTCAAGCAACAAACGAAGTCAATTTAATCATATCAAAAGAACGATTTGAAACTTATATTTCTCCACTATTGAAAGATAGACCTTCGATTAAATTATCAACACGACCAAAAGAGGGCGATTTAATTTATTTTCCATTAGGAGATCGTATCTTTGAAATCAAGTATGTTGAGCATGAAAAACCATTCTATCAACTTAGAAAAAATTATGTTTATCTGTTGAAGTGTGAACTCTTCAGAATGGAGCAAAATGATGTTATTGCTACAGGTGTTGGCGAAATTGATGATGTTCTCACTGGAATCGGAACAAATCTAGATGATGGATATGTTGCTGTAGGAAATATCAAGAAACTTACAATGGTTGGTATTGGTGTAACTGCAACTGCACAAACATCAATTGTTAATGGTGGAATTAGAAGTATCACAGTCATTAATAGAGGCGGTGGATACACCAGCATTCCTAGAGTTGCCATATCATCAGCACCAGCAGGTGGAATTACTGGTATTGCAACCGCATTGATGATTAGTGGAATTGTTGTTTGTAATGATAATGTAAACCCATCGGCTCAATCAGTTCAAGCAGTAAGAATAATAAATCCTGGTGCAGGATATACAGTTTCTCCTGGAATTCGGTTTATTGGTGGTGGAGGAAGTGGAGCAGCGGCAACTTCTCTGATTGATAGTGGTGTTGTTGGAATTATAACAGTCACAAATCCAGGTTCTGGTTATACTTCTACACCTTCAGTCACAATTACAGGTATTTCTACAGTTTCCGCGGCCGCAACCGCAATTGTAAGTGCTGCTGGAACAATCACTGCGATTCAAATTATAAATGCTGGGGCAGGATATACAACACCTCCAACAATTACTATAAGTTCTCCATATACCGCCGGAATAGGAACTTTTGTCTTCAATGAAATTGTTACTGGATCAACAAGTGGAACAACTGCAAGAGTTCGTGCTTGGAATTCCAATAACTATGAACTACAAGTTGCTTCGGCAAGTGGTGATTTTATAGCAGGAGAAACTGTTGTTGGTTCAGCATCATCCGCAAGTTATATGATAAGACTTGTTGGTGAAGAAATTGTCACAGATGGATATGCATCAAATCAACAAATTGAAATAGAAGCAGATGCAATCTTGGATTTTAATGAACGAAATCCATTTGGGCAAGTATAAAGACTAAATATATTTTAACGGGTAAGTAGGGCCTAAAATGTTTGAGTATTTTTATCACGAAATTTTTCGTAAAACAATCATTGCTTTTGGAACTTTATTCAATAATATTACAATCAAGCAGACAAATTCTGCAGATGACATTGTAAATGTAATGAAGGTTCCTTTGGCATATGGTCCCACTCAGAAGTTTTTAGCAAGACTTGAGCAGTCACCAGATTTGAATAAGCCTGTTCAAATCACTCTTCCAAGAATGTCTTTTGAATTTACTGGAATTACTTATGATTCAAGTAGAAAAGTTTCAGTAACACAACAGTTCACAGTGAAGGATGCTGAAGACGGTTCCGTGATTAAAAAGGCATTCATGCCTGTTCCATATAACATGCAATTTGAACTTAGCATCATGTCAAAACTTAATGATGATGCTCTGCAAATTGTTGAGCAAATTCTTCCTTATTTTCAGCCATCTTACAATTTAACTGTAACTCTTGTAGAAAATGGTGTTAATGAAAAAAGAGACATACCGATTGTTTTAGAAAATATAACCATGCAAGATGATTATGAGGGAAACTTTACCACAAGAAGAGTTCTACTTTATACTTTAAGATTTACTGCAAAAACATACCTCTTTGGTCCAATATCCACAGCTACCAAAGACATTATCAAGAGTGCATCTGTCAGTTATCTTACGGGAACTGATACAAATAACACAACAAGGGCTTTGTCTTATACAGTTTCGCCAAGAGCAACACAAAACTATACTGGTCAAATTTTAACAAATCTTTCTAGTGATATTACAACGACTGATACAATTATCACAGTAAATGACTCTAGCTCTATAACAAACAAAACTTACTTAGATATTGAGGGAGAAGAAGTTTTTGTTACAAACATATCTGGAAATAAGGTAACTGTTGAAAGAGGAAAAGATAATACAAAAATAACACCTCACCTTGCTGGAGCTGCAGTTAAACCAATTACACCATCAGACAATGATTTGGTTCAATTGGGAGATGATTTTGGATTTAGTGGTTCATTAAGTTGATTGTATGAAAATGACAAAAAAGTATGACAGTCTAAATGATGCATTCAATGTTGATTCAGACATTGTTGCACCAAAAAATGCAGTTGCGTCGGAATGTGAAATTGTTCCTTCAGATTCATCAGTCGAAAAAAAATCTTCAAATGATGTTAAAAAAGACTATGAATATACAAGGGGCAATCTTTATTCAATTATAGAAAAGGGACAAGAAGCTATAAACGGTATTCTTGAACTTGCCATGGAAACTGAAGCTCCAAGAGCATACGAAGTTGCTGGTCAACTTATTAAAAACGTTGCTGACGCTACAGATAAGTTAATGGATCTTCAGAAGAAGTTAAAAGATATTGAAGAGGAAAAACAATCGGGTGGACCTTCAAATGTTACAAATGCTCTCTTTGTAGGTTCAACGGCAGAATTGGCAAAATTGCTCAAACAGCAAAAATTTGATAAATAGTTAAAAAACTTACGTCATGGCTGCAGTAATCAATCTATCAATAGATAAAGGGACTAGTTTTGAGGCAACCTTTAATCTTACAAACTTTGATGATTCTGTTGCCTCCTTAGCTGGATATACTGCGACAGCAAGAATAAAAAAGCACCCAACAGCAACTTCATATAAATCATTTTCAACAACTGTGACAGCAGCAACTGGCAAAATTAAAATATCAATGGGATCTACAATTACATCACAGTTAGATTCTGGAAGAAACTACTACGATGTGGTTATTGCAAATAACAGTGGGTCATCAATTACTAAAGTTTTTGAAGGTACAGTTATTGTAAAAGACACCGTATCAGCATGACCGAATATAACGTAACTTTAGAACAATCATCAATTACATACGCAACATTAGAGCAAGCTCCAACGTTTGAAGTTGGTGTTACTGTAGGAGGAATTCAAGTGCCAGCGTCTTTTTCCGACTTATCAGATTTTGATGGAACTTCCGTTTCAGACAAATATGTTATTATGTACGATGCCTCAACTGGAAAATACACTGCGGTTAATCCAGATGCCGTATTAAGTGCATCTTCAACTACAGAAACAACGCAACCAGGATTACCAGATGATTTCAATAATCAGTTGGATATTGATTTGGATAATCGTATTGATCTCGATGCAGGTACGTTTTAAAATAACTTAATCAGATAAATAAAAAAAAGTGTAAATAGAATAAAATGGCAGCACCCGTTTTACAGTTTAAAAGAGGTCTGCTTACTAATCTGCCTGGTCTTAGGGCTGGTGAACCTGGTTTTACAACTGACAGTTACGACTTATATGTCGGTGTTTCTTCACAGACATCAACAAATAAATTTTTTGGTTCACATCGATACTGGACAAAAGAAACCACTTCAACAGGAAGCGGCATAAATCTTGTTGAGGGAACTTCTAATGGAAGTGACTTTATTACTCTTGCGGCACCAGCAACGGTAGGTGCAGCGGTTACTTACTATTTTCCAGCATCTCAAGGAGCTCCTTCTTCAGTTTTAACAAATGATGGAAGTGGAAATTTAAGTTGGGCAAGTGGTTCAAATAATGCAACATTCACTGGTATCACAACGTTTAGTGATACAACAGATAATACACTAGGTAATGAAAATACAGGTGCGGTTCAACTTGATGGTGGCATGGGAATTGCCAAAAATCTCACCGTAAAACAAAATCTTCACGTTGGTGGATATTCGGAATTTGTTGGAGTTGTAACTTTTAAAGGTGGCACAATTAATATTGGTGATGGTGACACTGATAATATTAATGTTGTTGGTGAATTTGTTTCAAACCTTGTTCCAAACGCTGATGATACTTACGATATTGGCATCGGTGGAAAAAGATGGAGAAACACTAATTTTTCTGGCATAGGTACTTTTGCTACCGGTTTAGTTGCTGATGGAGTTCAGATTGGCATCACTGGCGCAAATGTTATTGATACTGTTTCGGGTAACTTAACATTAAATTCTGCAGGCGGGCAAACGATTATTGATGATTTCGTTACAATTCAAAATAACTTAACAGTTAATGGAAATGTTACAATTGGTGGAACTACTGTAACTTTAATTGGCCAAGACGTTTTTATTAGTAATAAAGATATTGTTTTAGGTTATACAACAAGTGTTGGTGGTCAAGACGCATCAAATGATACAACAGCAAATCATGGTGGTGTTGCAATTGCGTCTACAGTCGGAACTCCATTAGTATCTTTTTCTGCATCTGGAATTAATACACTTCCCGATACTTATAAGCAATTGATGTGGTTTAAAAATGGAACCTTAGGTTTCTCCACAGATGCATTTGCTTTCAACTATGGTGTTGCAATTGGTACAACAACTATGGCAAGCGGTATTCGCCTTGCCGTTGGAACTGGAGTTACGATTAGTGATACCGCAATATCTGCGACTAATTTTTACGGAGCTTTTTCAGGTAACGCTTCCAGTGCAGATCAGGTTAAAACGGTTACTGCAAGTGATTTAAATGCAACACATCATATAACGTTTGTCAACTCACATAATGGATCACCAACTAATGAAACTGTATACACTGATGATGGAATTTACTACAACCCAGGAACAAATACATTTACAACACAACATGCGGATTTCACGGGCAATGTAACTGTTCAGGGAACATTAACAGGTACTGCTAGTACAGCAACTAGAGCAATTACAGTTGATACTACATCAACTTCCACAAATGCCGACTTTTTTGTTCCATTTGTCGATACTCTTGCTGGCCAAAACGGCGAGACTGTAAGAGTTGGCGCTGGACTTTCACTTAATCCTTCTACTGGTGACGTAAAAATTACAGGCGATTTGCAAATATTTGGTAATGATATTAAGGCATCAGATGGTAGCACAAATATTACTCTTGCTTCGAATACATTAACAACTTTTGCAGGTGATATTAGAGTTAATGGTAATGATATTCAGGCAAGTGATGGCAACACAAACATCACAATGACCTCTAATACTCTTACTGAGGTTAAGGGTAATTTGCAAGTTACTGGAAATATCATTCAATCCAGCACAGGAGCAACAGTTGCCACATTATCTGCAAATGATGTAACCTTTGCGGATGATGTTACCGTTAGTGGAAATCTATATGTTAATGGAAATACTACTCAAGTTAATACTTCATCAATAACAGTTGAAGACAGAACGATTGAGTTAGGTGTTGTTGATGGAAATGCACCATCTTCAACAACGACTTGGGATTTAGGTGTTCTGTTTAATTACTATCAAACATCAGCTAAAAAGTCTGCCGTTATTTGGGAACAAGCAGATTCAAGATTCAAGTTTGGATCAGAAATTTCTGATGGTGGTGGGACAGGAGTAGATGCTCCACAAATTACATTCACATCTTATGCAGCTATTGAAATTGGTTCTCTTTGGATAAATGATTGTGCAGGTCAATCTCAAGTTATCAATTGTTCTGATGGAGTAAGAACACTTGAAAATATTACAATTGACGCAGGAACCTTCTAAAGTAGACGCTATAAATATTTAAAAGCGAATATTTGGTATGAATTTTGTTGATTCTTTTGCAAAAAGTGTAATTAAATCTGGCGGAAGTATTCATCCATTAATTATAGACTCAAAGTTCAATAATGGACTAGGACTGATGAATCCATCAATTTTTATTGATGGTGATAAAATTCTCATGAATTTGAGAGCAGTAAATTATACATTTTATCATTCGGAAGAAAAATTATTTCAACATCAATATGGTCCGCTAACATATGTTCATCCAGAGGATGATATTCATTTAAGAACTTGGAATTATTATCTTGAATTGAACGATGACTATCAAATAACAAGAGTTAATAAAATAGATACTTCAAACTTTCCAGAAAAGGAATTATGGGACTTTGTAGGTCTTGAAGATGCAAGACTTTTTAGATGGAATGGAAAGTTATATACTGCAGGAGTTCGAAGAGATTTAGATACTACTGGTATTGGGAGAATGGAATTGTGTGAAATACAAGTTGATAATGATAATGTTATTGAAGTTTCCAGGGTGAGAATTCCACCACCTATTGACCCAAATTCATATTGTGAAAAAAATTGGATGCCAATTTTAGATTTGCCCTATCATTTCATTAAATGGGCAAATCCAACAGAAGTTGTTAAAATAGATCCTATAGAGAATACTTGTGAACAAATTTTTTGTGGAGAACGAAAAAACATTCCAAGAGATTTAAGAGGAGGGTCTCAAGTTATAAAGTGGAAAGATTATTATCTCGCAGTTACTCACGAAGTAGATTTATTTAAAAGTGAGGTTGGAAGGAAAGATGCAATTTATAGACATAGATTAGTTTTGTGGGATAAAGATTGGAATCTTATTAAGTGGTCAAAAGATTTTTCTATACTGGGAGGACATGTAGAATTTTGTGTTGGTCTTGCATTTAAAGATGATCACTTTTTAATGTCTTTTGGATTTCAAGATAATGCTGCATATCTACTTAAATTTACAGAATCAGTTATTGAGGAATATTTAAATGATTGAAGTTGACAACAATTACCTACTTACTCTTTTACATAAGTTTATAGAAAATTCGGCAAGCGTAGAAAATAATATTAACTTAGCAGTATACTATGATTCTATCGGACAAACTGCATCAGCAGTTTCATACTATCTTCGAGCTGCTGAAAGAACTACATGTGATAAAACGAAATATCAATGTATTCTTCGCTCTGCTATTTGTTTTGATCTTCAGGGGTCTAGAAATTTTACAGTTAAAGGACTTCTTCAACATGCGTTAGCAATTCTTCCGAAAAGACCTGAGGCATATTTCTTGTTGAGTAAATTTTACGAAAGGGAAGAAAAATATCATGATTCTTATCTAATTGCTTCTATTGGAGAAAAAGTTGCAGATGCTAACTGCAAACCTTTAGATTTTAATGTAGATTATCCTGGATTTTATGGAATCATATTTGAAAAGGCAGTTTCTTCTTGGTGGTGTGGGTTGTGCGATGAATCTAGAAAAATTTTTGAAGACCTTGATGAAAATTTTGAATTGGATGCTCTTCATAAAGAAGCAGTAAAAAATAATCTAGCACGTTTAACTTCATCAAATAAAGGTCTTCATAATGTTTATCTTCCCAAAAAATTTAGAGATTTTGATTGGGGAATTGCTGCCGAAAATGAATGGTTTAGAAGTACAGTAGAAAAAGAAATTTTTATAGACAATCTCTATCAAAAGTTTTTTGCAGTTGAAGAAGGTGATATAGTTTTTGATGTGGGAGCAAGTGCAGGCCCATTTACATATTCAATTAAAGAACAAAATCCAAGTAAAGTTTATTGTTTTGAACCATATGATAAACTTTATTCTACTTTAATTAAAAATGTAGAATCTGACAATGTAATTTGTATTCCAAAAGCAATTCTTGAGACTGATGGTCAAGAAGAAACTTTAGGATTATTTAATGAGTATCTAACTGAAACTTGTTCGGAAGAAAATAAAAAAACAGTTGATTCAGTTAAATTTAAAACTTTTATTGAACAAAATGAAATTGAAAAAATTGACTTTTTAAAGACTGATTGTGAAGGTGGAGAATATCATATTTTTAATGATGAAAACTTTGAATGGATAAAAAGAAATGTAAAAAAAGTTGCTGGAGAGTTTCATTTAACTACCCCAGAACAAAAAGCACAGTTTCGTAAATTTAGAGATACTTATCTGAAAGCATTATCGAACCATGAAGTTTTTTCAATTGATAATGTAAATATCAAACATGATCTTTGGTCAGATTGGTTTATTGAGTATTATGCAATTATTACTCTTTATATTGACAACCGTTTCAGTGGTAAAGACCGTTGGAGAAATTCTATTGCACCAACAATGGAGTTCACGACTTCCATTGATACTCAGAATGGTTGTGTGGTTGATTGCGTCTTTTGCCCACAAAGAACTCTTCAAAAGTCCTACAAGGGTGAGCGATTTATGACCCTGGACAACTTCAAGAAGGCAGTTGATAAACTCCCACAGGAGGTCAGAGTGACCTTTGCTGGGTTTACTGAACCTTGGTTGAATAAAAACTGTACTGATATGGTTCTTTATGCTCATGAGAAAGGACATCCTATCTCAATCTTTACCACTGGTATTGGTATGAGTATTGAAGACATTGAGCGTATCAAGCACATTCCATTTGCTGGAAATCCAAATGGTTGTTTTACACTTCACCTCCCAGACCAAGAACGGAAAGCAAAACATCCAATCACCAAGCGTTATATTGAAGTCATTGAGCACTTTGGTAAGATTCAAAATCAGATTCATAACTTCACAACAATGTGTATGGGAACTGTTCATGAAGATGTACGCCATGTGTTTTCAAGTGCTCCTGTTTATGATATGTGGTCAAGAGCGGGTAATCTTGTTGGTGAGATGATTATGAAACCAGAACTGCTGGAAAGAAAAGCAGAATGGAAAATTGCCAATCACGGTGAAAAGCAAATGACCTGTGGTTGCCTTGAAAAGATGTATCATAATGTGATGCTTCCAAATGGTGATGTGTCTCTGTGCTGTATGGACTATGGTCTCAAACACATTCTTGGAAATCTTTATGAGCAATCTTATGAAGATATTGTACCTGAAAATAATCAATGTTTTGAACTTTGTCGTCTCTGTGAAAATGCAGTAGAACCATGAGATATATGTTAGATAATCAGAGAATCAATTTACAACTTAATCCTACTTTATGGGTTATTGATAATTTTTATCAAGACCCAATGGCAGTTCGTGAATTTGCTTTAAGTCAAGACTTTCATCTCAGTGATTATCATCGTGGTAGAAGAACTGAACATCAGTTTGAAATACCAGGAACTCGTGAAGCATTTGAAAGTATTATGGGCACAAAAATTTCTCACTGGATGGAAACTCATGGAATGTGTGGTCGTTTTCAGCATTGCACTTGTGAAGATGCTTTGGTTTATCATGCCGATGCTCAAACATGGGCGGCTACAGTTTATCTAACCCCCAATGCTCCATATGAGTGTGGAACTTCATTACTTGCACATAAGAAAACTGGTATTCGTCATGTAAATGTAGAAGGGTCTGATGTGATATGGGCAAATAAACATTTAGATCCAACTCCTTGGCAGCATATTGACGTGATAGCAAATGTTTTTAATCGTCTTGTAATTTGGGATGCAAAATGTCCCCATGCAGCGTCCAAATATTTTGGATATAATAAATTTGACTCACGTTTATTTCATATGTTCTTTTTTGACACTCTAAATATAACAGATTAAAAAGTTTGTCATGACTGAAGATGACTTAAAAGCCGTTCTTGCAAAGTATCAACAAAAAACTTTTGAACTGTTTAATCAAAATATTGTATTAGAGACTCAAATTGAACAATTAAATAAATCTATTTTATCTTTAAAAGAAGAAAATCAAAAATTATTGTTGAAAACTAAAAAATCAACAAAACTTGAAGATACTCTTTCATAAATATCTTAAAGGCTCAATAGATATTGAGTTTTTACGGTATATACCACAGATGAGTTTAAATGGCAGACCCTAAAATTAAGTTAAAAAGGTCATCTGTACCTGGAAAAATTCCAACAGAGAATCAAGTTCCTCTGGGAGAAATAGCCCTCAACACTTATGATGCAAAACTATACGCATCAAAAAATGTGGGGTTGGGAACTACAGTATTTGCGATTAATCCTTGGTCTGTCGGTGTAGGAACAAATGTATATGATACTTATTTCATTGAAGGTAATGTTGGCATTGGCACAACTGTTCCATCAGATAAAGCAGATATAACTGGTGGAAATTTAAGACTTCGTTCAGGTCTTAAAGATTTTTATGGCAATGTTGGTGTTGCAGGGTCAGTTTTAGTTTCAACTGGTGCTGGAGTTTCCTGGACATCGCCATTTGCTGCGGGAATTCAAGGCACTACAGGAACACAAGGTACTACAGGTGCTCAAGGAACAACAGGAACCCAGGGAACCACAGGAACTCAAGGAACTATCGGTACTCAGGGAACCACAGGAACTCAAGGAACTATCGGTACTCAGGGAACCACAGGAACCCAAGGAACTACAGGAACACAAGGAACAACAGGTGCTCAAGGTGCTACAGGAACCCAGGGAACCACAGGAACACAAGGCACTGATGGAGCTCAAGGCACTGATGGAGCTCAAGGCACTGATGGAGCTCAAGGCACTGATGGAGCTCAAGGCACTGATGGAGCTCAAGGCACTGATGGAGCTCAAGGCACAACAGGGACTCAGGGAACTACAGGAACTCAAGGTGCAACAGGCACTCAAGGTACTACAGGAACCCAGGGAACTACAGGAACCCAGGGAACTACAGGAACCCAGGGAACTACAGGAACCCAGGGAACTACAGGAACCCAGGGAACTACAGGAACCCAGGGAACTACAGGAACCCAGGGAAC